CTTTATATAATTCTAACATAGCTTTTTTAGTCATGTCAGCGGCTGATCCTTGTATTAATCTATTCAAAGCTTTGTATGTGTATGCTCTTCTGATCCCTGGTCCGTGTTCCAAGAGTGCTTGATCGTGAGGCAATGCTTTGTGCATACCAAACATATTTGGTTCCCACAAATGAAACCTACATAGTCTTCCAAGTAAAGTTCTTATTTGACCACGTTGCTGTGCTCTTTGCATAACATTATCCATAAGTTGTTTTACAAACGGCACTCGATCATGATATTGTCTAAACAATCCATCGGATGTTTCTTTATCTACACCTAGTTCAGCTTGTAGTTTATTTTTACCCATACCGTAAAACAATCCTAGATTAATTGTTTTAGCTTGTGATCTTGGTATGTTAGCCATATCAGCAACGATTGTATGAAAGTCTGCATCACCTTCATTGTATGCATCTAATACATCATTAACACCATATAAATTTTGTAGTGAAGCATAGTGTACAACTAAACGTGGTTCTTGTTGTGAGTAATCAAATACTCCCCACTTACATTTCTCTTCTGGTATAAATAAAGATCTGATCCGTGGTCCAAGTTCCTTGTTTCTTGCAGGGATCTGTTGGAGGTTCGGGTTAGAATATGAAAATCTTCCAGTGACCGTACCTCCATTATCAGATCGCAACTGATTTATCTCAGCATGAATTCTACCTTTATGTTCGTGTTTCAATATGGTATCAATAAATGTTGTATGAGCTTTGTTTATTTCTCTAGCTCTAGCAATGTGTTGAACTATTGGATGTGGATGGTTTTGTAAAAAATTTTTAGTAAAGGATGGTGCTTGTGTTTTTTCAGTTCTATCAAATGGTAAAGAAAGTTTTTCAAAGACTTGAGCGATGGATCGTGCGGCCCATATTTGTGTCTCTATTCCTGTTTCTGTCTTCACTTTTTGCAGGCATAGCTTTTCTTCTTGAACTAATTCTTGTTTCAATGCATGGGCTGCTTCAATATCTACTCGAACTCCTAAGAACCGCATATCAACGAGGCAAGGGAATAGTTCGGTTTCTAAATCGAAAATAGATTCTATATCTTGATTTGATATTTCTCTTTTTAAATATTGCCATAGTTGTAAAGTTATAGATGCGTCTTTCTCTGCGTATTGACCTACGTACATTGCAGGTAATTTATACATCTCACCTTTTGGATCTACACCCCATTCTTTTGCGGCAGCATACAAAGCTGTTTCATCTTTGCTTAGTCCTGTGTATCTTTTAGAGCAAGTATTTAAATCAAAACGAAACTGATTTTCATCACATAGTGCAGCAGCTATCATAGTATCTACTATTCTACCATTGATAGTAAAACCCATAGATCTTAGCCAACATACATCATACATTGCATTGTGAAATATTTTTGTGGCTGTTGTATTCAATACATCTTTCAACCATTGCAGCACCATGTTTCTATCCATATTGCCACCGCCTTCATGGGCTATTGGAAAGTATCCAGCCCATCCCTCTACAGCGACAGCTATACCAACAACTTCACCATTCTTTGTTACAGACCCTGACCCAGTTTTAGTTAGGCCAGGATCTTTGGTTTCAAGGTCTATGGATATCTCATCGTGTTGACTGAGATTCGGAAATTCTTCTGGTGGTAACCACTCTGTTTGTGGTTTAAATATTAGTTTTTGGCTCATAGAGATATTTTTTCTTTATTAGTTTATTTAATTTTTCTTTATTAGAGAATGCGTACAATGCTGAATTATAGTCTTCAGGAAATATTTCCCAACTAATATCTTCATGTCCCTCTAGTGATAGATAAATTTCTAAAAAAAATTTATATTTTTTATTTACTCTTGCTGGTGCTGGCATCTTTCATCTTTAACATTTCTAATTGACAATAATGTACAATTTTTTTAAGATCTTCCATCCCTCCTTTCCTTTGATAACGACAAACGTATTTAATAACGTTTCCTTGAAAGAATGAAAGATCATTCTTTGAAATAAATTCGTAGGGTTGTATGGGAAACTTAGTATAATGATTCCCGCCTACCTGGGTGTATTGAGGAAAGGCTTCCTCAAATATATCTTTATGTGTCATATAACCTCCTGCATTGGGTAACACTTGTTATCATCTTTTGGTCTTATAATGTGTAAGTGTTCTCTTGTTCGAGTTGCACCTACATAAAATAATCTTGTTTCATCGTCTTGATTTTTATCGTAAGATTTTTTAGTGTTGTATGTAAGGTCAGTTAATAAAACTACATTGTCTTCCTCTCCACCTTTTGCACTATGTATTGTAGATAATTTGATTCGTGGTTCTTTATTCAGCGTCTCCCCATTACGTTTCATACGTCTTATATAATTAATTCTTTTTTGTCCTGCTTGATCAAAAGCGTCAAACCAAGTTTCTTTTGTTTTTAGTCCATGATCTTTTTCTAATTGTTCTAAACTATAGACACCATTCTTAACCATAGATTTTAATTTATCTTTATCCCATTTATTTTTACTAATGTATTTAGATATTTTTTCTATGTCTTTATATCCCAGCATTTGTCCACCTATTAAATGCTCCCAGTTTAAAGCTGCTTCTTGTATATCTTTCTCATAAAGTTTTTTAAATCTATTTTCGTAATAAAAACCTTTATCTCTTATAGTATCTTCTAGTGGATCTAACATAGATCTTGTTCTAGTTAATACCAACCATTTACCTGAAGACATATCTACATCTTCAAAGTTATCATAAGGTGTTAGTCTACCTTCATGTTTCTTTGGATTCCAACTCTTATCTATTCTATTATTAACTCTACCTATAATATCATTTGCTAGTTCATGTATTTTTCTAGGAACTCTTTTTGATTCTTTTAAGTGTAGAGGTTTTCCTTCCTGTGCTATGAATGAATCCACATCCGCTCCTGCCCATCTAAATATTGCTTGATCATCGTCACCTGCAATATAAGAATCTACTGTCTTCTCCCATATGTTCTTAACCATACTCCACTGCATCAAAGATAAATCTTGTGCTTCATCTATAAATACAACATCAAAGTTTGGTGACATATCTTTCTGTATAAATTTTAATATCATGTCGTTGTAATCAATAAGATTATATTCTTTTTTGTATCTCTCTAACTCGTTAGCTAAATGAATTAGTGTTCCATATTCAACATCTTGATTATGTTCTTTCATATTGTATTGTCTATCAATACTTATGTTTCTAAGTTTAGCTAGATTAATTATTCTAAGGTAATCAGATTTAGTAGTAAACAATCCAGTCTCTTCTTCATCGTAATCATTGTAATCTAAAAATAAATTTTCTTTTCTACCAAGATCTTCGTAGTGTCGTTTCTGCATGACCTGATCTTTTTTAATTCCTAAAGTTCTAAACGCTAAAGAATGTAGTGTTCTAAAGTGTGGTAGATCATCCTCTGAAAAATTAAATTTTTTCATAGCTCTTTCTTTTGCTTCGTTAGCTGCCTTTCTTGTAAAAGCAAAGTAACCAATCCTATCTGGGTTAGTAGTTTTTAAATAGTCATCCACCTTCTCTAAAAGAGTATGTGTCTTACCTGTTCCTGGTGGTCCTAATACTATTGTTCTCATTAATATGGATCCTTCTCTTTTAGTTTTCTTTGTGTATGTGTATTATCTGGTTTTTCAAAAGCATCTACCACCATGATAGTAGGTCTTTTCTTACCTATAACAATTCTATCATCAGTACAATTACAGTATTCTTTTAACATCTGTTGAGTTACTTGTGGTTTCTCTGGCCACTTCTTTCTTTGTAAATGTCCATGATAAAACTTATGAAATATAAATTTATGTTTACCTTCTTCTGTGTATACATTTCCATTTAGTATATCTTTCTTAGTAGTCTCTGCTGCAGTTCTGTTTGTACAAAACTCTTCTAAGTGTTCTTTTAATTGATCTACAATAGAAGATCCTTCTGGTGCTTTGATTATTTCTACACCTTGTAATAACTGATCTGTATATTTTTCAAACTCTTTGACCGTGATTCGTGGTGGCTTTTTATTAATTTGTTTTGCAACAGTTCTTCTAAATAATCTTTGTTCCATCAAATAGTCTATGTTATCTAATTTAACTCTTTCACCATCTACGTTGACCCAATAATATGGTTCATCTAATTCTACTTTCTGTAGATCAGATAGTGTTGGAAACACTGCATCACCACCTATACCAAACTTTCTAGTTCTACATAAATTTTTATCACAGTGATTACACATAGGATCTTCATTACATTTAAATCCTAAATCTTTACCATCGTTAAATTTAATTTTACCTTGAACTATCTTGTCATCAAGTGGTCCTTCAGGATGCTTTTCAAAATACTTATAGTTAAATGCATTTATCTTTCCTTGCCAACTTTCTGGAAATTTTCTCTTTGCATATTGTATGTATTGATAAAGTATTCTATCTCTACCATCTTTAATATCTGATTGTGTTAATGATTCTAAACAAGGTGGGCCATCACTAAATTCTGACTCTGGTCTTTTTACTTTTAATTGTTCTAATTGATCTGGTGTAATTTTATATAAATTATATAATAAATAAAAACGTTCCAGATTAACAGCTTCACCATTTTCGTTAAAGCAATATCTTGTTGTTTTATTACCATTAAAGTATGGTAAATTTAAAAAATTTCCTGTATCATCTTTGGATTTTAATTCTACTTGTTTTGGAAAAACTTCTGATCCACCGTATCCTAACACTGCACTAACAGATATTAATTTATCTCGCATTAGTTTTGCTTCAACAGGAACTGTTGTAAAACAAAATACGTGTGCACCACCAGACTTAGATCTAAATACTAATAGTGGTAATTGTAAATTTTTTATTTTGTCTATTAATTTTTTGTGATCAAAACCTGCATAAGAATCTATATCTATACATCCCCATTTACATGTATTATCATCTGTGATTGGTATAATACCAAGACTAGGTTCTATACCTTTTAAGTGGTTCTCCCACATTTCATTTGTAACAAACTCTCTTTGTACAAAAGATTTACCTTTTATCTTTTGACCGTCAGCACCTTTTCTATCTACATAAGTGACACCATGAGCACGGTCTAATCCTGCAAATATTTTTATAAAATCATCCATATCTTTTTACCTTTATAATTATTAATGGGCGGCTCCAGTCTCCCTTTACCGCCCACTACCTAGGATACTTTAGTATGGTGACTTCTCTGTAGTCTCTGTATCTGTTTCGTGTTTTATCTCTACCTCACCCTTACCTACTTTTTCAGCAAAGTCTTTTGCTAGTTTATAAACACCTTGATCGGATACAGGTCCAACTTTACTTACATCCCAACCAAACCAAGTTCCTTTGTCATTAGTCATTTGAACTGACTTTAACTTATAGATGTGGCTAAATGTTGGTGGTGTAAACAGACCATTCTTACCTTGTAGTTTAATCGACATCATCATTGAGTTCCAAGTTCTGCTAACTTTTAACTGCGTTCTTGTCATCGATATAAGAGCACTAGTAGGTATTTGTCCTAACTGTACAACAAAATGATTTGCTGTATTTTCAAGATAGTTACCATTAGATAATCTATCTCTGTTGAACTGATCTCTTTTAGTTGTCTTAACAATAGGATCATCTATTGCAAAGATATTAACTGGAGCACCTACTCCTTCGCCTCTATCTTGCCATTCTAGATATTTTCTATTGTAGAAAACTGGAATAACTTCTATTCCTTTATCTCCATCAAACAACTCTTTAGTCACACTATTTAATATCATTCCAGGTTCTGCACCTTCGACATATTTAGCGTGCTTCTTGTTTATCTCTGGAGACAGTTGCCCCAAGACTTTCAGAAATGGTAAGGCGACATCGTCTTGCCCAATATTCTGAGAGCCAGCATTTGCATCAGCTTCAAACATGTTGACAGCTAGTGCACCTGCTTCTTCCTTCTTCGCTATATTTGTTTCATTTTTCATGATTATTTTTTCCTTTTTATTGTTGTTTTATTTCCAACGAATACGCTGAAAATTTCCGCTGGCATTTCTTTACCTGCCTCTATACGTTCACGGACTAACGCTTTCAGAGTCATGGGTTCAACCTTCAACTTCTGTGTTGGTTGAAGCCCTTGACCCCTCGCAAGTTCAGCATAATCTGCTGCCTTGTTATCTTCTCCACGTCCAAAAGATACTACCACCTCGTTCTTGATAATATCTCCTAGGTCATTGTTTCGAAGCCAGTTAAAAGCCGCCTCTTTATTTGCCTGTGTAATCGTAGCATTGTAGAACGGCTTGACGTCTATAGTAGAACCATCCATAAGTTTGAGTTGAGATAAACCCATCTCAGACATCATGGTTGGAATTACCTCACCAGAGATAACGTCTAAATCTTTTTTTCTGCTTTTCAATGTGTCTTCTATATTTTCTATTTCTTTTGCTAAAGACTCCATCTTCTGCACCTCATCAGATAAAATTTTAAGATTATCACTTTTATCCAATACATCTGTTTTGTCTTGTTCAAAGTTAATATTACTCATCTATTTCTCCTTTCTCGTATAGATTAATTTCAATAGGATAATATTTTCTTTCTTGTTTATCCCACTTGAGTAAATTATATTTTCCATTTGTAATATCAGATACAATAGAACATGCAACACCTATGATTGCAGGATCGCCTGTAAGTAGTAAATAATCTCTAGGTTTAAAATTTTTTAAACCTTGTCTTAACTTATATATAAGTGGACCAGGAGAAAAAATCATTTGTGAAAATTCAGGTAATAAAAATTTAAACTGTCCATAACTTGATGCACCCATAATATTTATTTTAGGATTACCAGATCTGGTTCCAGCTATTTCCTGAATAACATATACTGTAGTAGTATAATTATTTTTTAAACTTTCGTATGTATTACTTTCTGACATTATGCCTTGACATATAGTTTATCATTGATTATATGTCAAGTCAGAAAGAAGAAAATTATGAAATATAAATTTAAAACAAAACCGTATGCGCACCAATTAATTGCATTGGAAAAATCTTGGAATAAAGAAACCTTTGCATATTTTATGGAGATGGGTACTGGTAAAACAAAAGTATTAATCGACAATATGTCGATGTTGTATGATAAAGGTAAAATAGATGGTGCCTTAATTATTGCACCTAAAGGTGTAATAGGAACTTGGTACAATCAAGAAATACCTACACATACTCCATCACATATTGAAACTGTGTCAGTAATGTGGCAGTCGTTGATTAATAAAAAACAACAAGAAAAATTAGAAACATTATTTAAGACTGATGCAAAGCTACATATTCTTATAATGAATGTAGAAGCTTTAAGCACATCTAAAGGTAAAGACTTTGCTATGTCTTTTTTAAGAAGTCACTCTGCTATGATGGGTGTAGATGAGTCTACCACTATTAAAAACTCTTCTGCTAAGAGAACTAAAAATATTTTAGAATTAGCTAAAGTTGCAAAGTATAGAAGAATAATGACGGGTTCTCCTGTCACTAAAAACCCACTAGATTTATATTCACAGTGTGAGTTTTTAAGTCCGTGGTTATTGAACTTTCAATCATTCTACGCTTTTAGAAATAGATATGCAGAGATGAAAACTATTAATGCTAGAGGTAGATCAATACAGGTTGTAAACTATTTTAAAAATATAGGTGAGTTATCAGATAAATTAAAAGGCTTTTCTTATCGTGTATTAAAAGAAGATTGCTTAGATTTACCAGATAAGATCTATATAAAA